TGTGTGGGATGAGATGGGTCGTATGTGGGTGCAGAGTGGACCATCAGCGCACCTGGCAGGCTGGCTGGTAAAGGAGTTGTGACCATGCCTCATGCTGCATTGAGAACGTGCTCTTATCCTGGATGTTCGAATCCGGTCAAGTCAGGACGCTGTAATAAGCATCCCTATTTAGATGCGCATGATCCTGATAGTCAGAAGTTATACAACATACGCCGGTGGAAGAGGATAAGAAAAGCACAATTGGCCAAGGAATCCTGGTGTGCTTATTGCCTAAAGGAGGGCAGATATATATCAGCTACTGATTGTGATCACATCGAGCCTCATCGCGGTGATCCAGTGAAGTTCTTTAAGGGACCATTTCAATCATTATGCCATTTCCATCATAGCCAGAAGACTGGTATCGAAATTGGATGGGGGAGAGGGGATAAAAAAGTTTCGAGTCAGGGAGCGACGAGCGTGTGGGTCCTTTCCGTGAAAAAAAGTCCCCAATCGAAACTGTTAAATAAGTGAAATGATGCCAAAACAACACATATCTGCAGAAAAGATGGGAGTGGGGAAAAAGAACGGAGGGAAACACTGGACTCGGGCTGAAGTGGAGGCACGCCAGGCTGCTGCAGAGGGTGTGAAACGGAACAAGAGGGTCTCACTACGAGCTCCAAAATGGCTATCAGTGGAGGCGCATAAGATTTGGGGTAAGGTCCGAAAGAAGACGTATGGGCTGGAGCTGCTGGATAATCTTGATGCAGATATGCTAGCCATTTATTGTGATGCAGTGGTGAAGTATCGGCAGGCCTCCGAAAAGCTTGCTACGGATGATGTGGATTTTGATCGGGATGAGGCGATCAAGGCTATACAAGCCTGGGCCAGGTTGGTGGCCATGTACTCTGAGAAGCTGGGCTTCACCCCAGCTGCTCGAGCCAGGCTGGTGAAGCATAAAGCCGATGAAACACTAGATGCATTTGGAGAGGAGTTCGATGGCTGAGCCGGTTCATCCATGCACCCAATATGCGCAGGAGATTGTAAGGCGGAAACGGAAAGCCGGGCGATCGGAGATTGCTGCCTGCAGGCGACACCTAGACGATCTCAAACGACAGGGTACCGAGGAATTCCCGTGGGTATTCGATGAAGACAAAGCCAATAAGATCTACAACTGGTTTGGCTATTGTAAGCATATAGAAGGACCATTAGCTGGCACACCAATTGAGCTGCTGTCATTCCAGAAGTTCGACCTGGGATGTATTTTTGGCTGGGTACATAAGGATAGCAATTTGCGCCGGTTCGAGAAAGCTTTGATTCTGGAAGCCCGCAAGAATGCGAAATCCACCATTATGGCTGGGATCGCTAATTATTTGATGTGTGGAGATGGAGAGGAAAGTCCAAAGGTATATTGTGCCGCAGTGGATAAAGCCCAAGCACGAATTATCTATTCTACTGCAAAAGCGATGGCCCAGAAATCGCCCGATATTCGCAAACGACTAAAGATCAGGGACTATATGATGAGCCATATCACCCGTGGTGGAGAGATGCGGGCTTTGTCCAAGGATACGAAAAATAAGGATGGGCTCAATCCTTCTGGGTCGATCATCGATGAATACCATGCCCACACTACCTCTGAAATCTACGATTTATTGGATTCAGCTCGAGGCCAGAGGGCACAAGCACTGATGGCCACCATTAGCACAGCTGGCTTTGATACTGAGCAGAACCCTTGCTATAAGGAATATACCTATTGCAAGCAGATCCTGCTGAAGATTGTGACCAATGAACGTTATTTCGTGATGATCAGAGAGCTGAATCCTAAAGACAACGAGCATAATCCGGCCAATTGGATCAAGGCTAACCCACTTAGGGCGGCTACCCTTGAGGGATTGAAGAAGCTGCAGGAGCAGCATGATGAAGCTTTTGGTAGCAAGGACCTGACCAAGATACGAAATTTCAGGGTTAAAAACCTGAATATCTGGGTGAACGAAGCGGAGAATAACTATATCGGTGAACTGATCAATAAATGGGATAGCCTGGCTGTAAGTCAAAAAGAATTCCTGAAATTGACTAAGGGCAAAAAATGCATCGTGGGCGGCGATCTATCGAAAAAGATTGACCTAACCGCAGATGCTTTCGTTTTCCAGCTAGACGATGGGCGGATAGCGGTATGTGCTTATGGTTTCATGCCCAAAGAAGGAATTACCAGGCACGAGAAAACTGACCGGGTGGAGTACCGGGATTGGGTCAAACAGGGTTGGGTAATCGCTACCGATGGAGATGTGACCGATTATCATGCCGTCGAAACCCATATCCACGATTGTGAGCTCAATAATGATTGGCATGTGCTCGAATTCTGCTTCGATCCCTATAACGCTACCCACTTTGCCAATGAAATGCAAGCCAAGGGCTATACCTGCGTGGAAATCCGCCAGGGTGTTCAAACACTAAGTGAGCCGACCAAGCTCTTCCGAGATAAGGTGGCCCAGGGATTGATCGTGCATAATGGCTCGCCGGTGCTGAAATGGTGCCTTGCCAATGCAGTGCAGATTATGGATAGTAATGAAAACATCAAATTATCCAAGAAAAACGCAAGCGATAACAAGAGAATCGACCTGCTTTCAGCGATTATCGATGGATTGGTGAGGATTCAAGCATTAAAAGAAGCATCCATTGATCTTAACGAGGCAGTTAAAAGCGGAAACTTTGGTGTGTGATGAAATTGGATATTGGTTGTGGAAATCATAAGGATGCTGGCTGGGTCGGGATAGATATCCAGCGATTGTCTGGCGTAGACATTGTACATGACCTAAATATGCATCCGTGGCCGATCGAGGCGGAGAGTGTGGATGAGGCGAAAGCCTGGCACATATTGGAGCATATTCCTCCGGTCTGTGTCACTGATCATGGCACTCTCAGCCCGTTTTTAGAATTCATGGATGAGTGCTGGCGTGTGCTAAAAATAGGAGCCAGGCTAGATATCGAAACCCCTTATGGCTCTTCAGCGGGCTTCCTGCATGATCCCACACATTGCAATCCGATGGATGAAATTACTTTCGAGCATTTCGATCCGGAGTACAGGCGTTATCTGACTTATCGACCTAAGCCGTGGAAGGTCGTTCAGCTGCATTGGACGTCCGATGGGAACGTAAATGTGATCCTGGAAAAGAGATCAGCACCATGATAAAGATGTCGCGCTTATTGGATCGATATTTTGGAAAACCAGCAGCCGTGTTGGGAGGTGGGCCTAGCCTACCCGAAGACATGAAGCGATTACCAGAGAAATGCATCTTTATTGCGGTCAATTATCATGCCTTGCACCTCTGCAAACCGCATTTCATAGTTTATAACGACCAACCGGAATCGGATCCATTGTTATTCGAGGCGATCCAGAAGACCAAGGCAATCAAGGTTAGCCCGGATCCGAGCTCAGATATCAAATTCGATATTCCAGTATGGACCGGTTTCTATAGCTCGAACACGGCCGCCTGGTTTGCATTATGGCTGGGCTGCGATCCGGTAATCTTATGCGGGATGGATTGCTACCAGGGAGAAGTGAAATATTTTCATCCATACAAAAATGATGTACCGGTATTTTACTATCCATTGGAGCATCATCTGCGCCCGTGGATCGAAGAGGGTAAAAATCTATTACCACATAAAGAACGATTGAAAGCTATGTCAGGACCCCTGGTGAATATATTTGGACAATATCATGAAACAGTTCCTATCTAATTATCTCGACGGTCTCTTGTTGCTAGCTGGCTGTATTTGCATTTTGTATGGCCTGGCCTTATGGAATGTGGTGATCACCTGGATTGTGGGCGGTTTGATGTTGATCGGCTTCGGAGTGATGATAGGAAAGGTGAAGAGTTGAAATGATCATCTCAAAATTATTGAGCAGCGCTCAGAAGATCAAAGATAACCCAGAAAACCCACGGCCGGATTACGAACCATCCTGGGGATATAAGACCAGTTCAGGTGAACGCGTATCGGTGGAGGCCTCCAAGGCGATCGCTACGGCTTATCGGGCGGGAAATATCATCAGCGATGATGTGGCCAAGATGCCATTTCAAGAGCTGAAAAGGAATGGAAAGAAAATCGAGCAGATCGAGCCGGATGCAGTGACACGCAATATGGCTTATCTCTTACAGATCAGCCCCAATCTATGGGGATGGATCCCATTTTATTTCAAGAAAGCCATCATCCAATGGCAACTCTTCTATGGCAACGCTTATATCTGGAGCCCAATCATCGGCCCGCGGCAATTACTAATATTGCCGGCAGACAAAACCATGCCAGTGTTTGATCTAGAAGGAAACTTGTGGTATCAGCATACTTTTAGCAATAGCCCAATCCCCCAATTCATCCCCTCCGTGGAGATTCTGCATTTGATGATCAACCCAGATACGACCGGTTTTATTGGGCGGAGCGTGATCACTTATGCCAGAGATACTTTTGGCAGACGGATCGCAGGCGGAAAAACACAGGGAAAGCTCTATTCCCAGGGATTTCTACCAGCAGCTTACATAACGGTTGCCGGTGAACTTGACAAAGAGGCACGAAAAGTCTACCGGGCAGGATATGAGGAAATAATGAGCGGCTCGGAAAATGCTTACCGCCTGGCAATCTTTGATAATCGGGTAACCAAGTTTGAGCCAATCAATATTCAGCTGAAGGACCAACAATTTCTAGAAGGCATCGATGCCAATGACCGGGATATCTGTAATTTCTTTGGGTTATCCGAGCATATGCTCAATCGGGGTAAAGAAGCCTATAACTCCAACGAACAGAAATATATCGAATACCTGCAGGGCACTCTCGATTCTTACCTGGTGCCAATGGAAGAGGGAGCCAGGATCAGATGGCTGACCCAGGCCGAACAAATCAATACTTATTTCAAATTCGTGAGAGAGGCATTGCTCCGGATGGATGGCACAGCACGAGCGAAAATGTATGAATCCAG